AGCCACAATTTTCATACTTCCTGATGAACTTTAAGCGACATACCAAATTTGCTTTTGATTTTGTAGAAAGTCAGTTTGATGGTGAAGTTGGTTTTAATCGAATAATAGAGTGTAAGATTCCTGGTGATAAGGGTGATCTCGTGAGAAATATGACTCTCAAAGTGACACTCACCGATCCAAAACCTGATGACAATGGAGAAAACGATATGGTTTGGTGTCCTTCTGTTATTACAAATCTCATAGAGTATGCTGAACTTCTTATAGGTGGTCAGGTAATCGAGAGAATCACAGGCGAATACATCTATATGCACCAACAACTTCACAACACGAACGATGACATTGAACAAACCCTCTATTTCCTCACTGGTCACGGAAATTACTTGAGTTATGCAAATGAATATACGTATTTCCTGGATCTTCCATTCTACTTTTATAGAACCCCATCCCTAGCTATACCTACATGTGCTCTTACCAAGCAACTCGTTGAAGTGCGAATTAAAACAAGGCCTCTTGATCAGTTGGTGAGGAATATCAGTTCCACTGACCCAACTGATACTATAGCTGATGTGACAGCATCTATCAACAAGATGTCTTTGGATACAGAATTCGCCTATGTCACTCCCGAGGAGAGGGGGTATCTCATGTCTAGACCCCTAGATTATGTCATTACCCAGGTGCAGTTGGCTAGGTTTAAGATGAAGGCGGGTGAAAATAAAAAGTCCGTGATGCTTAATTTCCAGCACCCAGTGAAAGAAATGTTCTTTGTTTCACAAAACATAGCAAATGGTAACATACCACACTACTATAACGGAATTGTGGATGCTGAACTTCGGTTCAACAATGAAGTCGTATTTAAAAGAGATGGTCTATTCCTCGCGTATGAACAAGCATTGAAATACCACGTAAATTCTCCTTCCGCTCTCGAAGAGACACCTGAAGAATTTAACGGAACAAACGCCCTCCTAGGTCCGTCAAAGTTTGGTATATACTCATTCTCTCTCCAACCAGAGATGCCTTTTCCAACTGGTCAGGTGAATATGAGTCGCATAACTCACAAGCTTTTCACGATTGAAATAGATCCCGTGAATTCTGTACTAGAGAATAACACACGGGTGTATGCAGTAAATTATAACGTACTGCGCATCGAGAGTGGATTAGCAGGATTAAAATTTTAGATAGATATAGTAGTAATGGCTGGACAAGTTCAACTCCTGGCTTCTGGACCCCAAGAGAGGTTCTTTACAGCGGATCCAGACTACAGTTATTTTGTGGAAAGTTTCAAGAAGCATTCAAACTTTTCATGCGAATTCGTTGATATAGATCCGGAAAACAATGAAGCTGATTTTGGAAAAACAGTTCGTTTTAAAATTCCACAAAACCAAGGTGATCTTCTCAAGACGTTAAGTGTAAAAATGACGTTACCACAAATTGACCTGACAAGAGTTTATATAGAATCTGTTGGTCATGCAATTATAGAGCATGCCGATCTCATAATAGGTGGAGAGATTGTACAAAGGCTCACGAGTGATTATTTACAGATTTATTCAGAGCATAATGTTACACAAACAAAACAAAAAGCTCTAGAACAACTCGTGGGTAAATACCCTCTCAGAACAACCGATCGAAAGGTTGGTGAAGTTAGGACTGGGGGTATCGGAGGTAATTCGGGTATCGTCATTAATGGTACATTGGGTACAACATCAGATGAAAGTTTCTTTGTCGATCTCCCGTTTTACTTCTATAGGCATCCAGAACTATCTATACCCCTATGTGCCATAAACAAACAGGAAATTGAGGTGGAGATTAAATTGAGAACTGCAAATGAACTTGTCATCAAAGGTGATGGTTCATATAGCAACCCAGAAACTACCCTCAAAATAAAAGAATTTCAGATGTGTGCCGAAGTCGTATTCTTGGATTGTACCGAACGTATCAAGATTGAAAATACACCTACAGACTTTTTGATCACACAACTTCAACAAGATGTTTTCGATATTGGTGTGGATGTAAATGAAGGAAAGTTCAAATTAGATTTTACAAATCCAGTCAAAGAATTGTACTTTGTTGTACAACGCCAGGGCACTAACGTGAATGCAGTGGATACTACTTTACAGGGTAACTTTGTGACTATTTTTGATTATGACAACACTTCGAATGTTCAGGATGGAAAGTTCATTCTGTATGAAAACCTGGACTATCTTACTCTCGCCCTCGATGATCAGGATATCATCACACAGGATACAGGTAATGTCATTTTCCTCAAGGCTGTACAGGCGGCGATTCACCATTCAAAAACTCAATTGATCAGGCGTTTCTATTCATATAGTTTCGCTCTTCAACCAGAGGAGTGGTATCCCACAGGACAAATTAACTTTAGTTTGGTAAAAGATCAAATACTCAATCTAAGTCTTACATCGTGTCCCGATTTTAGGAGACAAATTCGGGTTTATGCCCTAAGTTACAACATTCTTCGTGTAAGTGAGGGAACAGCTCAAACTCTTTTTGACACCAGACACTAAAGATGAACATGCAAAGTGGTTTTGGTGGAGACGGTTCAGCTATGGCTGAACAGTATGTTACAAGTATGATTGACATACTGATGCCTGTCATGGAGAGAAGTATGATTTTGGCAGCCGAATATTCCAAGGCGTGTGGGAGAGATATGATACTCCCAGAGGATATGGAATATGCGATCAAATATTGTGCGATGAACACAGTTGGTCAGGATATAGGTTCTCTATTTCCCGAGGTTTATGATGAGGAGGAATCCGATGAAGAGGATGATATCGAAGAGGTTCCAGAAGAAGACTGTCCCAAGTTCGAAAGATACTCTGGTGACGACGAAAGATTCGTTCTTATGAACGAGTGCTACGATCGATGGGAAAGCTGGACACCCCAAAGTCCGGTAGAAGAGATGTTAAAAAATGCTATTAATAGTAATGAGCACCTCTGAGCCAGAGGGATGGTCGTTCTCGAATACTAAATTCAAGATATATGACACAGGATCCAGCTCTAGTGAAGATTCGTCGGATGATGAAGACTTATTTTCAAAAACAAAAACAATAAAAAAGAAAAAATTTAAAAAGATTGTTCAGAAGGAAGAGTTGTTACCAGAATAATTTTCCCATTGTAATATATACAATGTCCGCCGTTACCAGCGCCCTCAAGACTGTCGATCTCGTTACCCAGGAGCTCCAGACCCAGACCCTCAACTCCATTGTTGCCGGTTTCTCTTTCGCCGCCGCGATGTCTTGGATGGATTTCATCCGCTGGGTGATCACCCAGATTGTCAAGGTCCCCAAGAACGGTGGTTCCCAGTACGCGCTCACCGCGCTCCTTACCTCCCTCCTTTCCGTGATTGTCTTTATGGTCATCTCCCGTATTAACGGTCGTGTCAAGAAGCCCGCTCAGCCCGTCTATGCGATCACTCGCTAAGTTTTTTGGGGTATTTGGGACGCTTACCCTTCATGAAAAACATGAGGAGTAGTCCAATCACAACTACCAGTACAACATAGATAATCCATCTATAATCATCCTTAACTTCAGGAATGCTTATAGGTTCTTCTTTCTTTTCTTCGGTGACCTTTTCTATTGGAACTTTTGGAAGTCCCTCCAATTTGTCCATAGAACCCAATAGTTCAAACTTTAAGATATGATCCTGATTTCTAAAGTCATACGGAATCAGGCGACCGTGACTCATGTAAAAGAATTCAATGCGAATATCACGGATAAACTTTTGAGGACCGGAGTGAAAATGATGTATGAGATGATCATCAGCTCCATTGAAATTTATGAAATCTGAACCATCGAGAAGTATATGCCCAGTGTAAAATGGGGTCGATGAATATATATCTTGATTAAACTCGTCAGAACCAGCTGTCAACTTGAGTATCAACGAATTTGGACCATTCAGATTTACTGCACCGGATGTAATTTCACCATTTGCATTAGAAGTGAAATCTTCGGAACTAAAACCTAACATCTGATGTGGTGTCGTTACAGAAGATGTTTTACTTTGATAACCATTTGTTCCCGTGTGAAATTCAAACGTAAAAGCGTTTGATGAACCCACGTTGG